CATGCCAACGCCGATGGGATCAGAACCTCTTCTTTTCTTAACCGTCATAGTGTTTTCACTCTAGATCCAGGTGCTTGTTGTGCTTTCTTAAGCACGTCGTTCCATCCAGGTCTGGACTTACGTAGTTTATCTTTCCACTCACCGACTTCACCAGATGAAGGACAAGTAGATGGGTCTGACCAATCACGTTGCCAATCGGGGTTGTCTTTACACCACTGAGACCAGTCGTGAACACTCATGCTCACTTCTTTTTGTTCACCAGTCTCCTTATGAATTACAGGATAAGTTGCCATAATTACCATTGTGTATGTATTATTTATTAACCCATATAGAGGGTTTTCAAGGGGATTGGTGTCTTCTTCTGAGACAATGCATAGTGAAATAGTTTTGCTATCCCTAGTGCAGTGCCAGCGTCCGATGAATTCGGTTCTATGTAGAGATTAGATGGATCGTCGAACAAATCTAAGTATTCATAGTTGTTGACACAATTGAGAAAATACCCACCACTCAGAACAACTCTGGGAGAAATCTCCAAACACTTTTTGATGAGATGTCTGGTGTGCTTAGCAGTTTCTACTTGTAGTTTCTTGGCAAGATTTGCTCGATCCTCAAAGGTTGGATAATCTGCTTTGAGACGATCAATGATGACACTGTTTTTTGTCATCTGAACACCCTCAAAGTTCATGTACCAACTCTCATCATCTACTATTGTACCATAACTTGCCAATCCCATCAACTTTCCAGCATCAAATCCACCATTAAATCCTAGTTTGTCACCGAAGTTGTTGAACAAACTACCCGCAGTAATGTGTGAACTGAATAACTCACCATCAGCATTTTTGAATTCAAATGCTTCTTCGATCTGATAAAAGTTAAATCTGTGCTGCCACTCACCTTCAATCTTATGTGGATAAGAACAACGGTAAATAGATTCACCCTCGTTCACGCCATCACGGATCTTAGCACCACCACCATCAACAATCAGTGCTGCAGCATCTTTGAATCCAGAGTTGTAGAATGCACATGCTGCATGATATAGATGGTGTTGCGTAGGTGCATAATGATGGTTTGCTTGTTCACCAATCAAACCTAGACTAAAAAGTTGATCATGGATACTTTGAATCACATCCATCTCAAACGGTTCGCCAACGCCAGCAAAAACTACACGATCAATTCTTTTTGTAAATTGTGTGAGTGCAGTAATTGATTTGTAATAATGATCTGTTTCGTTGGGTCCCCAGTACTTTCTTTTGTTAAGTCTTTCTTCCTCAATATGGTATACAACATGCCCGTTCTTCAACAAGCACACTGAAGCGTGGTGAGAAATGTTGATACCTAGAATGTACATCAGTCTTTAAATCCAAGTTTTTCCCAGATGATTTTAAATGGGCAGACTCCAGTGATGGCGGCAGCAGTAAGTGCGATAGGTGGAATCCAAAGAATCCAAGAGATCACTGTCCAACCAGTCAGAGTATTTCCAATAGCAACTACAGCAGCGACCGAAAGAAAGGTCATGCGAGTTGAAGATACGTTTTGCTGAAGTTTACGAATAAGTTTTTTCACCAGTCCATTGCTCCTGAAATTACGGGGAATTGTTCTTTAAAAATTTGCTTACAAGATTCTGCAAGCATCATGTGTTCTTTTTGCGTACCATTAGCAGTACGCAGATCAATGTAATGCATCCAAGACCTCAGTGATCCCGACATATACATTCTGGTTGGTACACACAAAGGAAGAACATTTCTTGCACATTCCTTTGCCACACCCTCAGCAAGCATCTGTTCATACAGTGCTTGAGCAGAAGAAAATAGAGTTTGCATCTGCATCTCTAGTTTCTGTTGAACGAAAGGATCAAGATCATCAATAGAATTCTGACGGTTCTTTGTGTCTTGACGACGTAGATCGGGTAGAGGAATATCTTTAGACAAAAGAGTAGCGTCAGCGTATCTTTGAGAAAATTCCTGATATGTCATACTGCGATGACGCAGCACTTGAGCAGCGATTGCTCTAGTAGTATTCAACTCCAGAGTCATAAATGCTTGTTCAAAAATACTCCAGTGTTTATGTTTGATGCAATAACGCAGCAGACCCTCAAAAGATTCATTCTCTTGATTTGCTGGATTACTTACACGAGCACAATAAGCAATGTTTTTCTCTGCATCAGGAGTAACAGAGACAAGAGTTGCAGTATGAATCATGTGTTTTTGACAGTAATGAGTTCTTCTAATTCAGGAAGATAGAGGTATTCTATCTCACTTCGGCGCAGTGTGTCAAGTGCATCATCCATGGTATGAACCAGTGGTTCACCCGCCAGATTAAATGATGTATTGAACAGCATTGGGACTTCTGTCCTCTCAAAAAATTCTTTAATTAGATTATAGTAGTGTTTGTTCTGACTTTTGGTAACCGTTTGGATTCTGCATGTGTTATCAACATGTAGAACTCCAGGTATCTTTTCCCATCCTTCCTCAAAAGCGTCCATAGCGTACATCATAAAAGGACTTTCTTTTAGACCACGCATGTCAAACCATTTTGGTGCTTCTTCCAAAAGTACAGAAGCGGCGAACGGTCGAAAAGATTCTCTCCTCTTAACCCGATTGACAATATCTTTGGCGTTAGGATTCCTTGGATCAAATAGAATAGATCTATTCCCAAGTGCTCTGGGACCTGCTTCAGATCTTCCTTGGAAAAGAGCAACGATTTTTTGGTCAAGTAGTAAGTCAACTACTGTAGAGTAATTTGCTTTCATCCCAAATACAATGTTTCTAGTTTACGTGGTTGGAACTCATGAAGTGTTGAATAAAAAAGTTTTGCCGCACCAATAGCAGTTCCACCATCATGAGAAATTGGATCTACATAAAATTTTATCTCAGGAAATGTTTTGAGATACTCGTAGTTGTTGACGCAGTTAAGAAAGTATCCGCCACTAAGACATATATTATCACATCCAGTGTAAAAAATCAAATCTCTAATTGAATTGGTAGATACTGATAGACTATCTTCCTGTATTCTAGCGGCAAGATCGGCAGGTTCCACATCTAAATTTATATTATCCCAAGTAATGATCTCAGGATCGCTCTCTCCGCCCTCTGTGAAGAGTTGTGGGACGTTTCTAGCGTTTCCATAGGGTGCTAACCCCATAACCTTTCCAGCGTCCCCGTGGGCGCTAAAACCGCAGTATACGGCGACTAGATCAAATGCTCTTCCAATGCTGATTGACCCAGGATTGTTTTCATCATAAGTAATTTTCTTTACTGGGAAGAATTCATTCCCAGAAGCATGGTAGTGTGATTCAATTTCAACTCCCGTAGGAGTTTTTGATCCACTGCCATCCATGATTAAACATCCAGCATCTTCAAATCCAGAAGAGTAAAAAGCATTTGCTGCATGGCACTCATGATGACGACCCTCATAATTATAAATCTGAGTGTCCTTGTGCATAAGATGATGTTTCCTGAGAGAATATAAAACATATTCTATCGCTTCAGGAATTACATACTTTGCACTCACTAAGACAATATGGTCTAGTGGTGCAGTTAAATGCCGTCTTAAAGAATTGAATGCTGTAGCAGGAAAGTCATCTCTTTTAATTCTACTTGTTCTTTCCTCTTCCAAATATATTTCAATCTCAGCATCTTTCAAAAGACAAACAGATGCATCATGAGATAAATTGATACCTAAAGTATAAGTCATCAACCTTCAAATACTTCATCATATGTATCTGCATAGGTAGAGTATTCCAAAACCTCAGTGTATTCAGGGGGTGCAGGTTGATTCAATTCCAACTCTTCGTACAAAGAATCGATCAATAAAGAAAGGTTGCCAAGGATCAATTTAAGTCTTTCTTGCTTTTCGGTCATGGTTCGATAGCATTCCAATACATTCTACCATAAAAAAGGAGAGTGATCAACTCTCCTGTGGTTTATTATGTTAGAAGTCTTCTACAAACTCTCTTACACGTTACTTGATCCTCATCGCATTCAATCAAGCAATTGAAGTAATCATTTACCAGATCTAACTCTTCATTACATCTGTCTAAAGTTTTTTCAAAATGTTTCCATTCAACCAATTGATTGCGAGAAATTAAATTGTGCATTCTCTTTCCTCATTAGGGGGCATGATCAAATAAAAAAGAGATTTTCATTTCATTCAACCACCTCATAATTCTAACACTATGTATAAACAAAGTGTTCATTTTATCACATTTTCGCAATAAAAATTTATGCCTACGTGTTTATACTTAGACACAAAAAAAGGAAGGGATTAACCCTTCCTATTGTAGATTGGTTGTGCTTTAAGCAACTGCTCAAAGTACTCGCGCAAATGCACCTTATAACAAGACCAATATGTTACCCCCCTATATTTAAGTTGATAACAACTAGGTGGTCTGCTATCGCTATCCATGTCGTCTGAATGGTAGCGATAATCCATCACTTGTTATAGGTATGACCGCGATAGCAGAAAGTACCATGGACTTCATCAACACCTTGCTTGCACTCAAACTTGACACCACGATAGGTGGTCATAGCGATTTGTGCGTCGTGCAGTGCTGCTTGCTTCTGGATTTGCTGCTTGATGAGATTGAGTGTGTTCATTGTAGTGCTCCTAAAGAAATGAGAATTAACCTTCTCTGCCGTGGCAGGATCCGTTTTCCCGTTCCTTCAGTCGTGTGCGTCCTATGCCTCTGTTAAAAAACACTTTGGATCAGTATGCTCCATCCAATGAAGGATGATATCAAACTTCTCGGCAGGAGTGAAAAGAGTTGTCTCTTCAATTCCTTGCTTCAACCATTTATAATCTTCACACCTAAGGTAGTCCTCAGATGGGACATGACTAAAAAGGATGAGTGCCAATGAAAGCATAGGATGAACGCTCCGTTCCGCGACTTACTTGCGTCCTATTCGCTATTCGCAAACAGCGAATGGATGAACGTACAGGTATTTTAACCCCTATATTCTATATAGTCAAGTACCTTTGTAAAATGCGATACAATTTTTAACTTTTCTTACCATTCCAAACCTTTGTTGGGACTCTCCCCTCTGCTTGGTTGATGGATTTAATAGATCCAGGACCCAGTGTGTCATAGTATGCATCAAAGATGTATACTCGTTTCTGTGCCATTACCAGGTCCATACATTCCTCACCCTCAAAATCATAAGTAATTACAAATGAATCTACAGGTAGAGTTTTATCATTATAGTCTGCCTCTGAACAATTTGGTTTAATTACAAAAACTCTATATTTTTTCTTCAGTTCGTCAATTTGTCCAGAAGTCCAATTCATTAATCTCTCCAGTGAATTTCTTCGTATGCTTCTTCAACAACCGCACGAGTAATTCTATACTTCTTCTGCAGTTGCTTGTCTTTAACCAGGCAAATAATTTCTGCTTCAGATTCGTGCAGTCCTTCAAGTAGTTGAATGAACATCATCTCCCTTTTCATGCCAGGAAGTTTGTCGTTACCGCCTTTCACATAATTATAGAGAGTTCTCCATTCATGTGCAAGGCGGGTATGTTCAGTGCCAGCGGGGGAATCATTTGGAGTATAAGGTACATCTCCTTCTGGAAGTGCAGAATGAATACCCTTATCAAAATTCCAAATCAGAATTGCTTTGATGTCGTCTCTTTTGTATTCTTTAAGCAGTTTCACTTTTTCTGCCTTAGTTTTGGCATTTGAAACTGCTTGAAACAACTCAGATACTAGTGGTGTAGTTGGTAGTTTAGCCATGATGATTAATAAAAAGTTACTCGTCCTCTTCGTTATTGTTTAAATATTCATCAACTCCACCCTCAAAACGGAAAGCGATGATGTCGTCAGCAACCAAATTTCCTTCAGTGTCAAACATTTCTGGATGAATATATCTAGGAGTGTTTTCAAACACATATTGTTTGAAAAGATAACCAAGAATTCCTCCAACTGCGAATGTTAGAAACACACATA